GGGGAATAATGACTGAATTCATTCTGAATCTCCAGCTGTTTGCTGCAGCTGGCGACGTTGTAAACACCACCACCGGCACTGTCAATTCCGCAACGGGCGTAACCAGCGAAGCTACGCCCAATCTCAGCGTAGGCATGAAGACCTACTATGAGACTGAGATGCTGGAAAACGCTCGCGCCGAGCTGTATTTCACTCAGTTCTCCAAGAAGGTCACTCTGCCTGCCAAGCATGGCCGCACCGTTGAGTTCCGCAAGTGGGAAACTCTGCCCAACGCAGAAGAGCTGCAGGAAGGCGTTGTTCCCGAGGGCAAGTCCCTGGGCGAAACCAATCTGACCTGCGAGCTGAAGCAGCACGGTATGTACGTTGCTATGTCTGACCTGCTGGATCTGCACCACATCGATCCCGTGCTGCAGGGTGCAACCGAGGAGCTGGGCGCTTCTTCCGGTCTGACCCGCGACACGCTGGCGCGCAACCACATTCAGACTGCGCCCAATGTCATGTTCTGCGACACCGAGACCGAGGCGAATGGCACGGTTACTTACGCTGCCGCAAGTGACTACGACGAAATGTCCTCCACGAACAACCGTCTGACCCCCCGCATGGTCAACAAGGCGGCTACGTGGCTGAAGAAGTGCCGCGCACCCAAGATCGACGGCAAGTATGTCGCCATCATCCATCCCTCTGTATCCTTCGACCTGCGCGAAAGCAAGGGCTGGATTGAGGCTCACAAGTACGCTGCGACCACCGAGATCTTCAACGGCGAGATTGGCGAGCTGCATGGCGTTCGCTTCGTTGAGACCGACAACGCCTGCGTTACCGAGCAGACGCTGAAGGATGGCACCGGCATGGTCTACACCTGCGTGTTCCTCGGCAAGGATGCATATGCCAGCATCGATCCCGAGGGCGGCGCGATGGAAATGATCATCAAGAGCAAGGAGCAGGCCGGCGGTCCTCTGAACCAGTTCAGCACTGCCGGTTACAAGTTCGAGGACTGCACCAAGATCCTGTATCAGGAGCGCATGCTGCGCGTTGAAAGCTGCTCTGCTTTCAGCAAGATCGACCAGGCCAACTGACCGACCTAGGGCGGGGCAAACGCCCCGCCTGTTTTATTTGAGGAGGATATTATGGCAGCAATGAAAGACCCCATGAAGGAAATGGTGGACGTATACGTCCCCAAGATTCCCGGCGAAGACATGAACCTTTTCGTATCCCTGAACGGCTCCACCTACCTGATTCCCCGCGGCAAGACTGTGCAGGTTCCCAAGCCTGTGGCAGACATCATCCATCGCAGCGAGAAGGCACTGGAGGCTGCTGAGGAGTACAGCGAAGCAGAACGCAAGAAAAAGGATGTCGTTGCAGGCGTAATGTAACGACAAGTAAGGAGGCAGGGCGGACAATGAATCTGCCCTGCCTTTTTCAGAGAGGAGGATTGCATGACCATTCATGAAGCGATTGCCCGCGTGGACGCGGTGAAGCCCAACAGGTTTAAGGAGGCGCAGAAGATCGCATGGCTGGGCAATCTGGAGGGCCAGATCTTCAACGAACTGGTGCTGACCCATGAGCACCCGAACCCGGTTGTGCGCATTGTGTTCGATGAAAACATGGATACTGACCAGCAGCTGATCGTGCCGCACCCGTATGACGAGGTATACATCCTGTACCTTCAGAGCCAGATTGATCTCAACAACATGGAGATCGCCAAGTACAACAACAGCAAGACCCTGTATAACAACGCTTACCAGACGTTGGTAGACTACTGGAACCGCAGCTACATGCCCGTGAGCGCGGTGACCCATTTTACCCTGTGAGGAGGTGAGAGAATGGCATATCTGCCCGCATTGGCTGAGGCCGGCACTTCCCGGCTGATGACCGAAATCTTCACAGGCTACGACCACAACCTGAAGATCGCAGACGGTTCGTGGTATGAGGAGAAGAACCTGTCCAGCGTGAGCTATCCGCTGTTCTCTCCCCGCCAAAGGCGCGGCGAGATGGTACAGCTCAACAATCCCCAGGGCATTCTGAGCAAGGACGCACTGGCCTATGTGGATGGCAGCACGCTGTATTATAACCACCAGCCCGTGGACGGCATTGTGCTTTCCACACTGGAAGAAGACTGCCCCAAACAGATGGTGAGCATGGGTGCATATCTGTGCATCTTCCCGGACGGTGTGTACGTGAACACCCAGGATCTCACGGACGTTGGCACACTAGCTGCCAAGTACGAATTGACTGATGGCGCTATCAGTCTGCACATGTGCCGCAACGATGGCACAAATTATGACCTGACTGGTGCTGTTGTATCTGACAGCGAACCTAAGGAACCCAAGGACAAGCAGTATTGGCTTGATTCCAGCACCAGCCCGCACACCTTGAAGCAGTTCAGCGAAGCCAGTGGCATGTGGGTGCAGGTAGCAACCACATACATCAAGATCACAGCCACGGGCATTGGCAAGGCTTTTGATCAGTACGATGGCATTCACATCGAAAACCTTGCCTATACCGAGGGCAATATGGCAATGGAAAACCAGGTCGCAGTGTTGAACAGCGCAAACACGATTGAAGCCAAGGGGGATGACTACATCATCATCACCGGCATCATCGACATGGCAGTAAGCTTCATGGGCGATATCACGGTGGAGCGCAAGGTTCCGAAGATGGACTTTGTGTGTGAACTGGATAATCGCCTGTGGGGATGCTTTTACGGCATGCGCGATGGCAAGACCCTGAACGAGATTTACGCCAGTGCCCTGGGCAACCCCAAGGTATGGAACCGCTTCAGGGGCATCAGCACCGACAGCTACACGGCCAGCGTGGGCAGTGACGGCGTATTCACCGGCATGACCAGCTATCTGGGCTATGTGCTGGCATTCAAGGAGAATTGCATCCACAAGGTGTACGGCACGATGCCTGCCAACTTCCAGATCACAACCACCAACTGCCGAGGCGTGCAGAAGGGAAGCGAATACAGCTTGTGTGCGGTGAATGAGAAGCTGTTCTACAAGAGCAAGAATGACATCTGCGTATATGACGGCAGCCTGCCCAACGCAGTTTCGGACGCGTTTGCCAACCAGACCTTCAGTGAGGCCCGCGCCGGTGCATACGGCAGCCGGTATGTGGTGAGCATGAAGGGTGCAAACGGCAAGTGGGGCATGTACACTTTCGATACAGAGCGCGGCATCTGGCATTGCGAGGACAATGTGCATGCATTGATGTTTGCCACCTTGGATGATGACCTAGTGTACATTGACGCGGATACCAAGTGGCTGATGAGTGAGGGCGGCAAGCACGGCACTTTGGAAGGCCCGGTTGAGTGGGAAGCCACCAGTGGAATTATCGGCTATGAGTACCCGGATCAGAAGTACCTGAGCCGATTCAATCTGCGCATGCGGATGAATGAAGGCGATGTATGCGAGATTTTGGTGCGTTACGACAGCGAAGGCGAGTGGATCAGCGAAGGTGCGATTCGTGGCGGAAATGTGCAGAGTTTTACCATCCCGGTAATCCCCCGGCGCTGTGACCATATGCAGATCAGGCTGCGTGGAACGGGCGATGTGAAGATTTATTCTATGGCCAAGATTCTTGAGATGGGGAGTGATGTCTGATGCCGAAGGGGATCAATCTTTCCTCCCCGCCGAGGTTCATGGGTGAACCTGAAGCCCAGCTTGGGCAGATGCATACATGGCTGTTCCAGTTGGTGGAGCAGCTGAACGTGGCCATGAATGTGGTACAGGCGCAGGAGACCGAAAACAAAGCTGACGTTCAAGGCAAAAATGCTGCATCAGTAGGAAATGTAACCACAGATGACCTGAACGACCAGGGTAACCAACTTAAGAGTTTGATCATCAAGACGGCAAGCCTGGTTCGTGTGGAACTGGAGCGCGAGATTAAGCGGCTGGAAAGCAGCTATCTGGCCTTGAGTGATTTCGGCGAGTACCGCGAAGAGATCAGTCGTGAGATCGAAGATACGGCCAGTGGCACAGTGGAAAGCTATGCTGCCAGCATTGGCCTTGAGAACTACATCAAGGACAGCGCAGACCTGAAGGAATGGCAGGCAGAGACGAACGGTTATATTCGCAAGGGCTTTATCTATCGCAGCGAATCGAACATTCCTGTGCTTGGTATCGCGATTGGCCAGAATATCACCA